ACTTCGATACCGTAAGTTGCCATCAGTCCAACCTGCCCAACTTCACGCGGACAGCACCGCTACCGTCACGGACCACAATCTTGTCGTCCTGAATGCTGAGGCCGGTTCCACCACCGGCACCATCACCGATGCTCACTGAGCCACCAAAGAAAGCCGCACCGGAATCATCAACGTAGAACGTACCGTTGCTCTTGGTCTTCGACCCTGAGCCATACCAGAGAGGAAGTGATGCTCCACCTTCCATCTCCACACGACTACCACTACCAGCCGTCTTGAAGAGTCCCGCGTTGACGGTCCCAAGGTCCGCCGTAATGGCTGACAGATAGCTCACGTTGAACTGGTTGGCGGTAATCGAGTCGTCTACGATCAGCGACCCATCGATGATAAAGATGGAGCCATCCCATCCGACTTTCACATCGCCATCGCTGGGATCAATTACCGCAAAGCGGTCAGACGTAACGTAGAAGTCCGACACAAGGTTACCCGTGTCGTCGTTCTCATACTGAGCCAACCCGAAGCCAGCCACACGGCCATTCACGTCCACCTTGACGGTGTACTTACCCTCAAGGTCCGCAATTTCGCCGTCATGTGAGGCAACAGCGGTCTGGTTCTCCTGAATCTTCACAGAGGCATCTAGGTTGCCATCACCATCGAGGTCCAGCTCTGCCTCGGTAGCTTCAATCCGTGTAGCTTGAGCATTCAGCTCGTCACCCTGAGAAGCCTGTGTGTCCTCGATGGTTCCCACAGTGGCCGCAATGTCTGCCGTACCGTCACCATCGGTGTCGATTTCAGACTCAATGGTGCTGATGCGGGCGGCTTGTGAGTCCAGAGTATCGCCTTGTGACACCTGAGTTGTCTCTACCGACTCTACCCGTGCAGTAAGAGTTTCACCATCACCTCCATCAACACCTATCTCGGATTCCAAGGTATCGATTCGACTCGCCTGAGTGGAAAGCTCTTCACCTTGGTCGGTCTGAGTGGACTCCACACCGATAACACGGGATGCCACATCAGCCGTACCGTCACCATCCAAATCCACTTCGGATTCGACGGCAGAGATACGGGTGGCTTGGTCCGCCTGTGTAATCTCCAGAGTCGTAATGTTGGACTCCGCGTTGTCAACGCGAGTATTCACGGTGACCAACCTTGAGTCCTGTTCGCGGGCCTGCTCCCACCGGTCGGACTCCCGAAGGAACCCCTCGATACTGATTTCACCCATCTGCTCCATGAGAGAATCGACCGCCTGAACGTCAGACTGTACGGAACCCAGAAGGGCTTCGTTGTTAAGAACGGACTCTACGGTCTGCTCGAAATTCTCGACTTGGGTCTGAAATTCGTCGTACAGCTGACTGTCGGCCAGCTTCGCGGCAATTTCCGCAATGATGTCATTCTGCGTATCGCCATCCGGCACGATGCCCTCAAGGTCACCGGGGTTTAACCCACTCAAGGCACCTCGGAGGTCATCCCAAAGCTCTTGGTTTAGGTACAGGAGCTGTTTCGATATGGTATTCATTTGGCGTGCGTTAAGGCTGGACCCGTCTTGGTACACAACCTCACGCGAATCTCTCGGAGTGTTCCTCCGAATATCAATTCTCGCCGCCTCTGCGGGCGGGTAGTTGAATCGAATCTCGTAGTCAGAGAGCCAGCTGTAGGCGACCGACGTGACTTCCTGTCCGTTTACCTTGACGGTTACATGGTTCCTCTCTAGGTACTCGAAGGGAACCGCGAAGTCGGTCTTACTGCCATCTCCGGTGTATCTCTTGAATGAGTAGAAGTCTATCATTGAAGTGGACCGGGGGCGCGTGGCCCCCGTCCTGTTTTACCTTTGGTCGGTCGAAGTACGCGGTAAGTCCTGCTCCAAGAAGTTCATGACGTTACGAACACCAGTCAGGTTCTGGAATGCAGTGATTCCCTGCACGGCACGCATGTCCTCTTGGGAGAAGTCATAGTCATCACGAAGTGGAGCATTCATTCCAGCCCGCAAACTCCTGACGAATGAATCCGCCAGATCGACGGACGGGTTACCCTCGAAGAACGCGGTAGCCTGACCGGTGGTACGGCCATACGGAAATATCGCCTCGTCGGTGAACGGAGACACAGCCGCCGCCGTATCAATGAAAGCGGGCAACAGGGATGCCCAGCTAGACCGCTGGATTGAACTGAGTGCCAGATTCTGTGGGCTGAGACGATCCTCAAGGAACTTCTGCGGGTCTTCTTTACCCAGAGAGTTCACCATCTGCTGACCGGTGTAAGCCACGCTGGAAAGCAACGTGGAACCCATGAAGCCACTCCATGTGTAGAAGTCGTTCATCTTCACACCGTGGGCCAGAATCTTACTGTACGAGTTCATCACGAAGGTGCGGAACTGAGTCAGCAGACCCACCCACGGGTTGTTCAACACCGGAGGCAGCTCGCCATCGAGGTTCCGCATGGCTACACGGTTGGTCCATTTATGGACCGCCCCGATGAACGCATCACGCGCCTCAAGGTCTTCCCATTTGTGCAGCTGGGGTGTCTTATAGGTCTTACCTGACGGTGACTCGACCGGCCCCTTCTTGTTGTCGAACTCTTTGAAGACCCGCTCCAGCATGTCATCCGACAGGCCCGCATCACGGATTCGTGAGCGGTCAGCCTGACTCAGCTTGACGTAACCATTGGCATCCACCTTACGGCCCTCGGCGAGGTCCATGAACTTCTGTGTCAGGGACACGGAGAACACCCGCTGTAGACCATTGGTCAGTGGCCGCAGGCCTGACGCCATGGAGACACCCTGCTTGGCGTTCTCAAGGAAGCGTTCCGTCTTCTGCATCTTCGGGTTGGGTGCCGACAGACCAAAGTCATCGGCTCGAACATCACTACGAAACAGGAGATGTTCACTACCAAAAGCCGCACCTACACGGTCATACTCAGCGGCAATCTGATGGTCCACCTCGCCGCGCTCATTCCGCTTCATGATCGACTTGATCTGGGGAAGGTTACGAACCATGTAGGTTCCAGCTTGTCCGAGAGCCATACCCATCTCTGCCGGAACGGCAAAGCCGGTCTGGCCCATCATGCGGATGTAGTTGTAATCACGAACCCAGCGAGCCACAACATGGTGGGGCTGATTCATGTTGTCGTAGGGCGGCTTACCCGAGATGATGTTCGTAATGGCTCGCACGCGGTCCACCTCACCATCGGTCGCCCCGTCCCGCTTCGCCTGACGGAGTCGCTTCTTGACCTCCATCATGGGGTTGATCTGACCCTCGACCCCGTCCTCTCGGAACTTCTTCGCCATGGCAATCTCGCCAGACATACGGCGAGCATAATGGGAGAACAGGGATGAAGCGTTCGTCTCCAGAAGCATGTCAATAGACAGCTGGGTCTGAGTCGCCTCGGAGAAATATGTGGTGGTCGGGTCCAGACGAATACGCTTCTTGGCATACCCAACGGCCCCGGCTTTCTCACCATCATCCTTCTTCTTCAGGTGTGACATCAGCTCTTCGATGGCCTCCTCGGGTGTATCGACATCCCGTAGCAGCTCCTGAGCCGCCTCAAGGTCGCGCCCGAAGAACGCCTGATTGAAGTCCATGTCCACGCCTTCGCCTTTCTGTTTGAAGCGTTTATACACGGCACCGGCCATCTTCCCGGCAATGTTGATGTCATCTGCATCTTCCGGGTCCAGATCGTCACTACCTCGCAGAATGGAGTTCTTGATTAGCTCCTCGATGTCGCCCTTGTCGGCAAACCCGTTGTTCTCCAGCGAGACAATCTTGTCGCCCTGCCAGATGCGGGGTACATAGTCCACCGACTCGTCGATGTCCTCGAAGCCTTTCAGGCGGAACCGCTTGGCGTCTCGGAGAATCTCCTTGTACTGCTCGGCAATACGGTCGCCGGTCGCCTTAACTTCCGGTGCCGCATTGGCGTCCTGCGTCCACATATACCGGGTCACGTCATCCATGAACCGGGCACGCTGATCCTCGTCGAACTCCATCCGTTTGGACCGGAACGGGCTGTTGGCGTGACGCTTGACGTATGCCTTCCACTGCTGGTCGGCCTGATGCAGCACACGGGACAGCCGCAGGCCTTTCAGCCGGTCAGCAATCTCCGCTCCGCTGATGTTGGCTACGTTGCCTTGGTCACCCTTGGTGCGTGGCCCTACAGGGTCAGACAACATCATCTGCCCGAGGTGGCGCAGAATGTCCGAATCGCTCTTCTGGGTGAGGTAGAACGGGTCGAACCGTCCACGCATGGGGTTGGCAGTAATCTCCTCGATGGAGTTCCCGTCAATAACGCCACTCTGTGTCAGCTCGTCAGCCCGTACTGCGCCCGCTGAGTCGAACTCTGGAGCATCCGGGGCATCGGGGCGGGGTCCATCAGAACTACGCTGTGCGAAGCCCTGCAGGCGCTCCTGTGCCACGCTCTCCAGCTCTTCCGGGCTGGCGTTGGCAACACGGTCGCGTTCCCGGCGCATCTCGTCCAGCTCGGCCTGCTCGGCGTCCCGCTGCTGCTGGAGGTCATCCACCTGTTTACGGGAGTTGTCGATGTTCAGGCGTTTCTGTCGGGACGTCTTACCGGTCACACTACGAGCGAAACTCCGGGCCTCGGAGGTAACCTCGGAACCGGAGCTGCCATCACCGCGTTCGACGGTGTCGGTTCCTCGGCTCGGCACCTTGAGGTCCATGGACTCGAAGAACGCACGCGCGTTGGGGTCGTCCAATGACCGGGCAATCGTCGTCTCCCGGTTACGCTTGGACCGCGTCGTGTCTGACCGGGTGGTCTTGCCCTGTACCTCTTCCACACGTTGCACCAGACTGTCCACGGAGTCTTCATTCCGCGCTTCATCTAGGTTGCGTTGGGCTGTCTGAACCTCTGTTTCACGCTCATTCACAGACCGCTCACGGTCGGCAATTTCGGCATCGAGGTCGTCCACAGTCTGTGTGCGGTACTCTTCTGCAGCCTCGCGGATTTCCTTCTGAGCCTTCTGTGCATCGACCTGATCGGCCACCTTCTTGGAACCTTTGGCCCACTGGGCGTCAGGACTGCGCGGATTCGCGAAGGCACCGAACGGACCCGTCAGGGCGGCACCGAAGGCACCGGCCCACAACACGTCCGTATAATCCTTGGTCGGACGAGAGTCCAGCGTACTGGCCTCAAGACCTGCCTCGGTGGCACCGCCCACGGTCGCCGCACGGATTGCGCGAGTCATTCGACCCACCTTGGTGGACAGCACCATGGGAGCCGCTATGCCCTCAGACATCGCGGCTGCGCCAATGGCTGTCGGATCAAGCATGCCAGCGAGGATGCGCCCGGTCTGACCCTCCCAGCCTGCCTTGGACAGCTCCTTCTCCATCCGCATCTCCTTACGGATGCGCTTGGATTGGGACTTCAGCTGCTCCAGAGAGCGCACATCGGTCAGTCTATCCTGATATTCGACAGGGATTCCTTTGGTGTGCTTCTCCCACTCTTGCTTCGAGGTGCGATACTCTGGGTCCACCTCTTCGTCTTTCATCACGCCATCGGCTAGTGCTGGTCCAATCCAGTCCACCTCCATGGCCGTGTCCACGCCCTTCCAGAAGTCATACATCCCGCCGGGGCTGTCTAACGCTTCGTCAAACTGCTCGTCCGGGTCTTCCGGGGCGTTGGCTCCTACCGGAGTCTGTTGTGCTTTCAGCTCCCGGTTGGCCCTTCGCCGCTGCTCTTTTGACAACGGCGGTACTTGTTGTGGATTACTTGCCATTTATGGAACCTTGTCGCTTGGTTACTCTGCGCTCGCCTGCATCTCCGAAGAGGTCAACCGACCGCGCTCCTTGAGAATCTTCCTGACCTTCTGTTTCTGCCGGTCGGTATGCATCAGGGATACCAACTTGTCGCCCGAAACACCCTCATCCAAGGCGGCGGTGATTCGCTGACCTAACGTATCCCCTTCGTCCACCTCGAATTGGTCACTGACTTCCGACGATTGGATCGGAGTGGCTTCAGACATCGGCGGTGGCTTCGGGTTGTCGTTGTCGTTAGAGTCCAACACACGCTGCTGGTGATACGCAGGGCCTCGCTTCTTGTCACGGGATTCCGCCTGCGCCTGATTCTGATTGGTGACATCACGCAGACGAGCGGACTCCTCTTCGTCGAACTGTTTCCGCTTGTTCACGATGTCAATCGGATAGTCCACGATGGGTGTGCCCTGCTGGTAGTACGGCATCATCACTGCCGGGTTATTCGGGTCCGGGTGGAACGTAATGTCCTCGGCATCCAGTGCATCCGTGTCCATATCCAGATAGTCGGCGTACTGGTCCATGCGGTTGGATACCTCTTTCTCCAACACTTCGTCCGCATCCTTGTCCAGACCCTTGCCGCCGTGATTGACGTACACTCCACGGAGCTTCGAGTAGTTGCTCTCGACCGACTTCACGGCCAGCTCGCGGGCGCGCTCTGGGTTGCCCGTGAGTCGCGCATAGTCGTGTGCCTTCTCACGGACAGCCGCCCTGAGATGGCCGGGGGTCTTCTCTGCACCCTCACTGAACGGCCACCACGAAGTATCGTGATTGGCTTCGTCCACCATATCCTCGACCTTACTACTCAACTCGGACGACTCGTAGTCCTCAGGAGTCATCGCATTGTCGATGGCTTGTTCCTTCATGGTGTAGGCACGCTTCAGGCGCTCCTCATCATCCATGTCGGGACTGGTGGTTTCGTAGAAGCTCGACATCATCCGGGCATGCTTCTCGGCCTCGGGCGGCATGTGCCTCTGGACTGCAGACATCTTCGCGTCATTGCCTTCGGCCATCTGCCAGACACCCCACGCCTGCTGAACACCGGCAGGAACCTCGCCATCCTTCAGGTCCACGGGACTTTGCTCCGTGGTGAAACCTGACAGGCGGTCCTCCAGCTGCGGCAGGGTTACCTGACTGCCATTCTCACCAGCCTTACGAAGCAATCGGTCGAACGCCTTCACGCGGGCTGTACCCGGCTCGTCGCCTTGATCTTCGTAATACTTGGTGTACTGACCCATATACTCGTTGTACAGGTTGGCACTGGTGTCCTTGGTTAGGTCTTTGCCATGTCGCGTACCAGCCACGCCTGCGTCGAACGCTTCGACATAGCTGGCTGTCTCTTCCTCAGCATCATTGGAGGCCTGTCGTGCGACATGGGAACGGGCCTTCATGTTGCCCAGTTCCTTGGTGCTGTACAGCTCGCGCAACTGAGGGTGGTTGCTGATGGCTTCGACGTCTTCCTGACTGAACTCTCCGTTGTCCACCATGGTTTCATAGCGGTCCACCTCGGAGGCCACCTGAGCGTTCTCGCCCTTGATCTGCTCCATGCGCGCCTTGTGCTGGTACTTCTCCAGTTTGACGCTGATCTTCGATGCGTCGTCGCCGTAGCCAGCCTGTACCAGACCATCCAGCAGCTCGGGGTTGCCTTCACGGACTGCACGCTCACCAAGTTGATCGGTGAGGATTTCCACACCCTCTTCCTTGGTCATGCCACGCATCTTGCCAGCACGCTCGCCAACCAGATCGACCATCTTCTTGGTCGATTTACCCTGATCCGCGATGTCCTTCGCAATTATACCAAGTGACTCCCGAGACTCCTGTGTGATGGTCTTCAGGTGCTTCTTCTTGGCCGCTTTGAGTCCGACCGCACGCTGGCGTTCCAGCATCGGCAGGTAGGCGTTCACCTCTTCGTCGGTGTCCAGTTCCTGAATCTGGCGGTCGATCCATGCGTCGGTCTGGGCCTTTACGTCTACGCCTTCCTGATTGGCCCATTCCTCTTGCTTCTGTGCAAGCTCGGCTTCCGCCTGTTTCGCCTGAGCCGAATAGGCTGTATCCATGTAGGCTTCAGCTTCCACCCGGCCCATATCCTCGACCTCTTCTTCAGGGTCGTCCGATACGCCGATCTGGTCGCGGATCGCCTTCTTCTTGGCTTCCAGCTTCTTCGCGTTGCGGTGTTCCTGTAGCTCCCGTTCCATCCACGGCTCGCCCGCAGACAGTGCGTCAGCCAGCTTCTCTGCCGCTGTCGTGGGGGCCTGAACATCCAACGGGGCGTTGACTACAGGAGTCTCCTTGGCATCCACCGTATCGACCGGGTTGCGGCTACTGGCGCGTGTTGTTTGCTTCTGTGCCATTACTCGTTATCCACCCGCTGCCGGATTAGTGGGTTGGCTGCTCGTTTGGGTTTCCGCCGTGTCGGCGTTACCGGGGTCTTCCATCTGACTGGCCGTGATGTTGCCTACACGCAGACCAGTCTCCACCAAGGCCATCTCCGGGTTACTTCCGGCTAAGGCACTATTGGCGCTCATTGCGGTTGACTGTTTTCCACGCTGGGCGTTCTCTTCCATCGACTGAATGTCCATCGACTGAGCGATGAAGGATTCTTGGATGTTCTGGTCAACACTGATACCAGCCACACCAGACTCACCCGCACCCGCACGCATACGCGCACGCACAGCACGACCCTTCTCGGCCCGCTCGCGAGCCTTGGCTGCGGTCTTCGAGTCAATCTGTTCGTTTCGGACCTTCCATGCTTCCTCCGTCGCCTCGGCCTGTGCCTTCTGGCTGGAGTAATTGGCCGCTCCACTGGCAACGGCACTAATTCCCGCTACCCATGCAGACGGCGAACACATAGGCCACCTCGCTGCAGCATCGTAAATGTATACCCGTTGCGGACAATTCGTACGCCATTCGGCTTGAAGTCCAGCCGGGAGAGAAACTTGAGGGATGGGTGGTTCTCTTCCCACACCATCTGATGCATGACGTCAACATGCGGCTCGTACTCGTCCACATACTTGACGCCTGTTCTAATCAACGCCATCGGGTTTTGATAGACGCGCTCGGTGCCCAAGAGCCACGGCATGCCCACAACTTGGCCGCGCATTTCGTGAAGCGCGATGCCAGCAAAGCAGATCGGTTCACCATATTCGGTTGTGGTGAACGCTTCGTGGGACACATCGATGGATTGCTCAAGGGCTTCCCGAACGCTGTTGTGTGTGGCTTCGGCCTCGATCTTGTCGGCGGGCCGGATGTCACGACACAACTTCCCGATGTCATCGGGGGCAATCGGTCGGTAATCGATCATACCTTGTAATTTGCGGTAAACTCGCCTCCCCATTCGTATTGCTGCCATGCTGATGGCAGCGGTGAGTCATTCTTGATTCGGATACGGACATGACGTGCGTTCGACAGAACCGGGACACTGACGACACCATCCTGAATTGACGGCGTACCTAACGACCAATCGGCGCTACCAATCACACGTCCAGTGACAGGGTCGGTGTTAGCCGGAGACACCGGGATAGTCTGTGTGTTGGCACCAAGACGCTCGACCTCCACATCGAAGTACCCAGATTCCGAATACGCGATACGCATCGAGCGCAGCACAAGGTTGCCCATCAGAACCGAATCGTCATCGTTCCGTAGATACAACGGTGACAGCTCGGTCATGGCGGTATACCTAACGCCAATAACACAGCTCACGCCACCATAGTCACCCGGTGCCTTCACCTGAGTGTTGTTGGGCCGCGTCGTGTTCTGCACAAGAACGCCGCTCTCATTACCGTTACTGCCATCTTTGATGACTGTCAGGTCTACCGACGTGTCAATCTCAATGGACGCATCGGCGTCGGTCAGTGTCCACGTCGTCTCGTTGTCATTCGAGTTGTACGACCCGGTAACCGTCAGGCGGCGGTCCAATCGCACGAAGTACGGTAAGCCACTATCCAGCTTGTCGTCGTCCAGATTCACACGCTCCAGATACAGGCCGTCGTCATAACGCACCACCATAATCAGGTATGAATCAACAGAAGCCACCGACAGCACATCACCGGGCATATCCCAATAGTTCCACGCGGACATGACCTTCTTATCTCCCTGCCAGTACCACTGGTAGACATACATCCGGTAGGGCTTCTCGTTGTTCACGATGAACAGGCCTGAGAAGTTCGAGTTGCTTGCCATCTGTGTGACACCAGCAGGTAGCAGGGACGAAACGTGCGCCGTCACGTCTGCCGCCGTGTTGACCACGGCACTGTCCTCGACGTAGTACTCCATGAGCGACGTGAAGCTGCCCGCTTCCGCAGCGAAATACACGTTGGGACCCGCGGTGACAGGGTCCACTTTAGTGCGAATCACATAGTCCGTCGTCGGGTCGATGGACACGCTCTTGGGAGACAGGATGTCACCCGCGTTCAGCACGAACTGCGACTGGTCCGCGTTCAGCATGAGCGTCTTGTTATGCGGCGCTGCACTGCGGAACGTCACGACACTGGTTGAGCTGGCGGCTACGTCAATTGGGTCGGTTGCCAACAGGTCGGTCGCCGTCTCTCGGAAGAAGTTGAAGAAGTCTCCCGTGCGGGACATGATGACGTTGCGTGTGGTCAGGAAACCCAGCCGGTTACGATAGAAGAACACATATTGCATGTACGAACCGACGAACGAGGGGAACGGGACGGACTGTAGGTCGCCCGCTTCCCGATATGACCAATCAACCTGCTTGAAGGTAAACGTCCCGTCCGCGTTACGAACCAGCGTGTGTGGCATCGTGTCCGGGTCTAGCTTGAACTCTTCACCGGGTCGAGCGGTTTCCCGCCAGACTCCCCCCTCACGAACCACATAGTAGTTGTCGAACCGGGAGCTATAGTCACCGGCAACCTCGTAGATGTCACCATTATCTGGGTTGTCAATCTGCGTCACTTCAGTGAATCGTTGTTTCGACCCAGTGAAGCTGCCCGATACCGTGTCGGACAATTTACCCACTTGCTTCGTACTGTTGACCACGAACGTGTAGTCCGCGACCGTCACAAGGCTGAACTCATTGGCTGGATCGTTCGATGACAAATAGAGTTCTGCGTCCGGGGCGAACCCGACCACCTTCTCCTCACCCGTATCCAGATCGAAGACACGGATGTTGCCGTCCAGAACCACCACCTTGTATCGCTCAGTGGAGTCACGGTTGATGGTGTGGACCAGTGCGCCGTTGCCTTGAGTGTCGGTAATCTTCGCGACATGCTCGGTAGGCATACGCTTGGACGGACCACTCTTCACCTTGTTATGGATATTGACCTGATCCTGATGTTGGCTTGGGTATCGTTGGGCGGGAGCCTGATGGGAAATGCCGCCAAACAGTTTATCGACGGACTGACTTGTCGCTGACATTACCACGGAGCCTTTCTGTGGACCGTGTAAAGCATGTCCGCAGTACCGGTGTTGGTGTTATACCGCTCGTTCTCCAGCTCTTCCGCATACAATTGGTTCCACGCTTGGTTACGCTCGTCGCGGGCGAATTGGTCGATCTTCTGGCTACCGAGAAACGCACGCTGCAGCTCGACACCAGACTCCTTCGCGAGGAATTTCTGGAAGCTGTGCGGTAGGTCATCCCACGGCAGCTCACGGATAACCGTGGCTTTCACTTCCTGCTTGAACGTACTGGATGACTCCTCGGGGTCGAACAGTTTTCCAGCTCGGACCCGGAGGTTGGTACGGTACAGCGGAAATACCCGAACGATGTCAGACGGGATGTTTATCTCATTGCCATCATCAGGGTTGAACGTCTTCTGCTCGATGTTGAACCACCAGCCAAGACGCTGTTGTTCTGCGTTAAGCTCTTCGACCTTGTCCTGCGCGATGCCAGCCAAAGGCAGACCGGTATCGAGCGCGCTGACAGGGTATTCACCCAGAGCTTGAAGGGCGATGTTGACTGCTTTGAGCTTTTCCATATAGAAGGACAAAAAAACCCCCGCAGGGCGAACCATACGGGGGTCGGGTATAAAAAAGGCCGCGCCACCGGACGTCTCCGATGGGTGGGTGTCATTTCACCCAGCCTGTTTGAGCATGCTATACATAGGCTCGGGCGGCTCGTTTACGATTAGTAGCTGATTACACCCGTCTTGCTGGCCGGGGAACCAACCACGCTACCACTGGCGACAGCCTGCATCTCGATGGCGCAGTCCTGACGCAGCTTGTCATGACCCACGGCCATCTTCGCGAGGGACAGGTAGCCCTGACGCCGGAAGTCCCAGTTCGTCTCCATGCTCATGGAGCGGAGCTTGAGGACACCCGCCGCACGCTTGTACCAGAAGGCACCCTTGGTGGCGCTCGCGTTGATCTGGTACTTCGACAGCAGATCGCTGTTCGAGCTGTCGTCGGACATCGGAATCTGGTTCGACTTCAGAATCTTGAAGTTCGCCAGCTCCGGCAGCTCGGCATCGGCCAGACTGCCTCGGCCACCCAGCTCACGATTCATGATGTCGTTGCGCTGGATCAGGATGTAGTACTGCGCCGGGGCAAGCGCCCAGTACCGCTCCATCGCGGGCACGTTCTTCTCGTCGAACGTCTTCGCGGCGGTGAACGCGGTGTCGCGCAGCACCTTCGAGTCCGACGCCATCGAGCTGGAGTAGATCACCTCACCCGGATTGGCCTTCGGGTCGGACAGCGGGCTGGCCGCTCGGGCCGACTTGATGATCGACCGGAAGTTGTGGTCGTCGAACTGGGTCGCCAGCTCCGCACCCATCTCCGACGCATACGGCTGGCGAACATCGTAATGGTTCTGCAGCTCGTCGATGTTGTCGAGGAAGATGTCGCTGTAAAGCAGGCCTTCGAGTTCGATGGTCTGCTCGGCGTGCGGCACGGTCTGACCCGTGATTTCGCTACCCGGCGTGTGATAGCCGGAACCAACGGAGCCGATCAGGGGAAACTGAGCGGTCTTGCCGTTCTGGATGTTGCGCTCCATAACGCGACCCTGCGTCACGTTACTCGCGTCGAACATGGTGAGTACTTCACCACCAAACTGCTTGAGGAACAGCGCGTCTACCGCACCACTCTCATTCACCTGACCGACGCGGGAAGGATTACCATCTGCCATTTGAGTTTACTTGTTGCCTCCGTAAAGAGTTAAAACTTTGCGTTTGCGAGCTTCTTTCGCACCTGCTCGCGGAAGTGCGGATCGGTGTGGTAGCGCGGGTCCGACATATCGGCCTGCATCTCGCGCTGGCTGTTGTAACCAGCGGTGGACGTACCACCGGAGTCAGCACCATCGCCAACCATGGACGTCTCCGAACCAACGGATTCGTCGTACTTCTGCTTCATGCCGCGTACAGCCTCAAGAGCCTTTTTGAAGTTACCGCTGTCCACGGCTTTGTTGTACTCGTTGAGTTCACTCTCACCGAGGTTGCTCCGCATCCACTCGGCCATCGCCTTGTACTGGTCTTCACCACCGACAACTTCATGGGCGGTCGAAGTGATGGCCTCGCCCAGCTGCGTACGCGACTGAATGTAGTCATCCACAGTGGAGCGCGGGATGCCCTTCTCTTCGAGCTTTGCATAGGAGTCTTCGGACAGCTCACCGTTCTTCTGGTACTCCTCAAAGAACTCCGAGAAGTCCGACTTGGAATTGTCTTCCGACTCTTCTTCGGAATTGTCTTCGCTTTCTGACTCCGACTCGCTTTCACTCTCCGAATTATCCTCGCTTGATTCCTGCGAGTTGTCTTCGGTGTTGGTGGACTCGGATTCCGATGTTTCCGTAGATTCCGTATTCTCGGACTCAGACTCCGTAGTCACACCCTGCTCTTCGTCGTAGCGTTTGACCGCATCTTCCTGAGACGGGCCAGTTGTACTCGACTGGGTGTCGAACTCAACGGACGTCCCGTTTTCATCTGCCACTAACTACTACCTCCTGTTTGATTACCTTGACCCATCTGCCTATCGGCCATTTGTTTGACGACATCCGGTCCAGCTTCCTGAATCAGCTGTTGCATCTGCTGGCCGCGATTCTCTTGTTTCATCTGTTCCCGGTCCTTGACCAGACCGGTAGTGTCCAGACCACGGGCCGCTGCCAAACGAGTCAGGAGGTCATCCAGATTGAGCCGCTGCGCGGCAATCTCCGGGCCGAACTCAACGATGTCTCCAAGGAAGGCCTTGAGCTTCTTCAGGTCACCACCGCGACCAAGGGCCTCGATGCCTGTCGTGATCTGTGGTTCGACGCTGCCGTCAGGGAACGTGCGGATGACGTTCTTCTTCTGCAGGCGGGCAATCTCACGGTTGACCACGGGCAGCTGGAAGTCCTGCGAAAGGACGCTGTAGACACCACCGAGGGCATCTTCCAGCTCTTGAGCCATCGTCTGGATTTCGGTCGCTGTAACACGCTCGGCATCACGCTGAATGGACGACGTAAGCAGGAATACCTGCTGCAGCCGACCTTCGATGACACCAGCCTGCTCGATGGCCGCTCTAAGGTCTGCGGCCTTGTCAGGTTGTACCGCCGAAATGTCGCCCTCTTCACCGGCAATATGCTCACCATTCTCGGCGTTCTGGAAGTGACGCGGACGGACGTGGCCGTTGGGACTCAGAAGCCAGATCAGCTTCGCTGAATTTGCGGCCAGCTGGAGGAGTGACTTCTGCAGACCTTCGTAGGCGCGCAAGTCACCGATATTCTCCATTGCCAGACCCTCGCCGTAGTTTCCACCGGGATTGGCAGTCCACCTAAGCGGAACCCATGCGGACTTGTTTTTCGGGTACGTCGCTCGGGAGTTGGGTACTGGCTTCTCGTTAATCTCCTGAGATACCCTCCACTTGTTACCCTTCAAGCGGATGTGTGTGTAGACATCAACTTCGTTCTTCTCTGCCTGTTCGTCAGTGATTCCAACAGCCTGCTTGGTGTTGTTATCCAGAACTTCTGGCGACAGCCGCTCCCATACAATGGACTCCAGATGGTTGCCCTCCCGGTCGCGCCGGGTGACATACTGGTTGAGTGGGAACATCTTCATCCCACCTTTCTCGGGTAGGAAGATCATGGCATTACCGCAGGCGACGAGATGGCGGATAGCCTCATACGCCTGAGGGCGCATGTTGCTCGTCTCGATGTCTTTCAGGATGCGATTTTCGTCCTCGGACAGTTTCTTCTTCACTTCCGAGGGCGGGATGTTCATCTTCTTTTCGAGCTGCTCCATGATGGCGTCATCCGGCGACAGCATGAAGAACTTCTGCCCCGGCGGGAAAAGTGCCAGCATGATCTTGGCTGCGAGGTTGTTCACACCACGCGACCCAAGGCTCTGGTATGGCTCCACTAAATCGGTATCCTCACTGTGCCCTTCCGGGGGAAGCAATGAGGGTATGGTCAGCTCGGAAGCCTTACGCGCCCGCTGGAGATGACTCGAACGCGAAGAGTCCAGTGTGTCGAACTTCTCGCGAACGGACTTGGCTGTCTCCCCTGCCATTAGGCCTTCAGGCCACTGCCACCAGCGCCGCTCGACGAAGACGAACTGGAACTGCTGCTGTTCAATGATACCGTCAGCGCCTTGATGCCTTTCCGCTTCTCATTGGCGGTCTTCTGGTCTTGACCTTTCGACACCCGCAGCTGCTCCTGCTCGGTGTTCGTTTCAGGTTCTGACGGAACGTCGGGTGCGTCAGCACTGCACACTTGTTTGTCCCTCTTCGATTTCTCGCTGTTTGTTCTCCTCCAACGCTGACTTGAGCTGGTCGATCAGCATGCGCCGACCGCGATACGCATAAAGCTCTCGCTCGGTTTCCTTCATGCCGGGCAACCGCATCGGGACTACCTCGTCGAGCTGCTCAATCAGGTCTTCGGAGTAAAGTGGTACTTCGTTAATCATTACTCTGGTTTCCTGTCGTAGAAAAAGAAGGCGACGCCGGGTGTTGGACCCGACGCCGCCGGTAGGTAGACTTAGGAGGAGATGAGGAGACGGACCAGAGTGCGACAGCCGTATCCCTAAGGGCAGGGTTCTGTGTTAGAACGCTGGACAAGCCCCACCGGCACACTCGACGGACTCCAGAGCGTGCATGCTCTGGGCATCCTCAAGGTCCACTTCCTGAAGCTGGGCGGTGTACCGCTCGAACTCCTGCTGGGTCACCACTTCCTGTGGCAGGTAGGGGAACCCAAGGTCTTCCGCCCGGACGGTCGGATCGGCCCGGTACATGAAACTCACTCCGACGTATTCGGACCAGTGGTCACACAGCCAGTCGATGATGGCCGGTACTTCGTCCGGGTCGTACGAGATGGTGATCGACGTGTTGTGCTGCACATAGTGGCGCTGCAGCATCAGGTAGCGGTCCAGCTGGTTCACCGCAGGCTCGATGTTCACCTCCATGCCGTTCTCCAGCTTCGTGAAGCCGGTCGAGTTGAACTCCTCGGGCACGGTGACCAACACCGACTCCGGCTCACCCGGCTTGGCGAACACCTTGTAGCCCGCCTTGCGGACCTTCTCGACCACCGGGTCATCCACAGAGAACGTGATGTTGTTGAACACATAGCGACCCACCGGGCGGTGCGCGCCCTCCGTGGTGTCCATCACCTTGGACAGCGTACCGCTGGGCTTGATGGTGGTGACGTTCTTGGGACGCGGTGTGTTCAGCTCGTCGGCCATGCTGTACGCAGCCGCTGTGCCGATACGCTCCAGCTCACGGTACTCGTACTCGCTGATGTCCTCGCGGGCGGTGATGCCCGTCAGGGACACACCACACAGCCTCAGGAAGTCGTTGTTCAAGTCCCAGCTCTCCTGCAGGATGCCGTCGTCGAGGTTGACGCACGTCTGCCTGTAGTTGGCTCGGGCGATCAGGTGGATGGCCCGACGCAGACTATGGCTGTCGCCTTGGAACTTGTTCAGGTCCGTCTCGACCAGATTGCAGAACGACTTGTCGGCCAGCAGGATTTCCGCACAGGGATTCACTCCGGCGAACCAAGGGGCACGCTTCATGGCCGACTTGGCGTTGATCAGTCCCGGCTCTGCGCCGCCTGTCTGGGACATCATCTCGAATACTTCTTCGAGCTGCTCACGGGTCGGCTCTTCGTAGAACACCAGCGAGTTATTCGATTGTTGGCGGTGGTGGTTGCCGTGGACCCAGAAGTCCTTCTTCGCCAGCGCGAACTCGCGCCACTCAGGGTGACCGTAGGGCAGCAGCATGATCTGAGCGGAACGCCGCGAGGACAGCACGGTGCCCATCCAGTTGCACACATCGAGGATGTCGATGGCACTCAACAGGCTCCCGGCCCGCTTGTTCATGATCCGGGCAATCGCGGGCATGGCCTCAGCAATCTGAGCATCGCCGCTGCAAATCCACCCGTAGCCAGCGAGACGCTCGCCACTGGGTCGAATCTGGCTGAAGTCCAGCTCCAGCTTGGTGGCGTTCTTTTTGCCAGCCATGAGCTTGCCGAATGCCTTGGCCCACGCCTCGGCGCTGTCACCTACCTGAATGACCCAGAGGCCAGAGTTGGGGTCGAACGTCTCGTAGTTGGAGTCCCAACCATTCTTGTCGTCACGCTCGGAACGGATGACCTCGATGTCCATCGGCTGGCGGAACCCGGTGAGCGTCCCGGTGACAGGCATACCGCCAATCCCGGTGCCCTGCAGCAGCAGCCACATGAAGTCCACCAGATCGTAGACCGTCTGTACCTTGGTGAATGCACAGTTGAACTGAGAGCTTTCTCGGGTGCGGGCCACCTCGGTGCCACCCAGCCACAGGGTGCGACCGGCAGGCAGGCTCTCGGTCTTGTCGATCAGCTTCGACAGCTGTTCCAGCTCGTTCAGCTCGGATGCGTTCAGTTCTCGACCCAACGCCCGCTCCCAGAGCCAACGCTG